ATAAATTGATTATAATTCAATCCTTCAATATCAACACTATAAAAATTATAATTAGTTCTATCAGTTTGAGGATGGTCATCGCACCCCTCTGGGAAATTTATATATAATTTTACTAAAAAATCTATATCAATATTTGGAAATAAAAGTTTTAATTTTTTTTTTATATTTGGTACTAATTTATTATTTATTTCTAAAACCTCTTTTTCTATCTCTCTTTCTCTCTCATCGTATTTTCTCATCCTCTCCATTTTTTTTTTGTTTTCATCGCTTTCTCGAATTCTATCTCCTTCTTCTCTCTTTTCTCTCTCTTTGTCTCTAAACAAAAAACTCATAATTCTATAATATTCAGAACATTATAAATAATTAAGAGTTTGGTTATAAAAAAATAAATTAAATAACAAGATTTTTCAAATGCCCTACTCTAATATCAGTATTAACAACAATTTCGTAACCTAATTTTTTAATATTTTGGCAAAAATTAAAATCTTCAGATGTATAATTTCTAATAATTTTTTCACCTTCAATAATTTCAATCATATCACCATTAAAATATGGATAAGCCATACGATTAAGAACTTCAGAACGCATAGCAAAAAATCCGAGACCAGTGTAAGCAACCGGCATATATTTGAGCTGTGTTTCATTTTTCCATTGATCTATAGATTCTTGGGTTAAATGTTCATAAAATCCATTTTTAACAAAATAAGAAGATTCTAAATTTTTAACAGCTGAAAAATTAATTAAATCTTCTGTTTTATATAATCCAGACACAACTGGATGTTTTTCTGTAGATTCAATTAAATCAATTATTTGTTCTGGTGAAAATAAAATATCGTTATTTATAGTTAACCAAATATCAAAATTAGAACCAGAAAATGGTTTTTGAAATATACCATTAATAACATTTAGTCCAAGAGTTTTCATTCTTGCATAAGGTAAAAAATCATTAACGCCCGAAGCAATAATAAATTCATATTTACCAGTTTGCCATAGTGTATTAAGTGTATTTGTCCAACAAATTAAAAATTTAGAACTAAAATTATCACCAGGTATAGCCAACACTATAATTTTTTTAACAATCTTTTCAGAATTTTCAGAATTTTCAGACATATATATATATATATATAAATAATTATAATTCCTTATATATTTTTAATGAGGCATTTCATGTTCGAAGCATAAATTGTGTATAATTAATTTATCATTTCTACCAACTCTTTGTGCTCTTCCAATAGCTTGTTGTTTATGTTTACCCATTGAATGATAAATAATAACATCTGTGGCAAAACTAATATCAATACCGCTACCGGCATATTGTGTATTTAATAAAATCACTTTAGTTTTATTATTTTTAAAATTATCCAAAACTTTCATCATATGTGATGTATTACCTTTTAATTCACCCCATGTTATATTATTATCATTAAGTTTATTAATAATATTTAGAAATCCACTTTCATATTTGCTAAATATAAGAAATTTACCATTTTGTTTTTTATAAATAATATCAATAAGAATTTCATCTTTACTAAGTAATGGAACATATTCATCATTATTAGAAACATTATTATCAATTGCAATCATTTTATCAATATTTATAAAATTTCTACATTCTGGACAATTATTGCTATTTTTAATCCAATTCATTAAACATAAACCACAATAAGAATGAGTACATTCTAATATTACTGGTTTATTTAAAAAGTCCATACATATAGCACACGATTTTGAGGATAATTCTGAAATTCTATTTTTTAAATTATTTAATTTATTTGTTAAAGATAATAATTCTGTATTAGCCTTATTTAATTTATTAATTTTAATATCTGATGATATATTTAACATTGTAATATATTCAATTTCCATATTTTTATTTAAAATAGAATTATTTAAATCTTTAGAAATTAATTCAACCATATTATCTTCAGTTTCATTAATACCACCCAATTCTTTAATAGCTCCAGATATATCATTTGCATTTAATTTTTCTAATATATTATCATTAATAAAATTTTTAATAATATTAAATTGTCTTGATAATTTACATAAATAAAATATTTCATCAGGTACAGGTATTTTGAAACTATTTCTAACAAAATTTTTATTACATTTAACTAACATAAGATTAATATTTTTAATATCATTAACTGCGTCTCTCATATTAAATAATATACTATTTGAGGATCTAATACTATGTGGAAGTCTATCATATGAACCAGTAATTAACCACAATTGATAATAATGCATAGGTGGTATCATACTTAAAATATCATGTGCTTCGTCAATCATAACTCTTTTCCATCTATTTAAATTATTGATATTACCAAATCCATTATTATAATATTCAAATAAAATAGATAAGGTTGTATTTTTTATTAAAACAATATCATATTTACTAAATAAATTAACAATAGTTTCACTATCAATTTCTTCTGGATTTGGTAAATATTTTTTAATAAAATGTAAATTATCAATAGCTAAATAATTTAATTTTGTATTATTTTTAATAGTTTTTTCCCATTGAATATATACTGGACCTCTTGGAACAATAACTAAAGTCGAATCAATAATATTATTTAAATTAGTAATATTTTTACTTTTACAAGAATAATTAAAATATGAATAATTATTACAACTAATATAATTTTTTTGATAAACTTGATTTAAATAAATATTATTTAAATTTGCAGAAGCAATAATTGATAATGCTGTAATTGTTTTACCATAACCAACAATATCACCAATAATACCAATATTGGTATTGACATTATATTCTCCGTTTAATATTTCATTATTGCAAATATCATATTCTATATAACCAAGTGATTCCATATCAATTGCTTTTTTAAGACAAGCTAATTGATGTGATTTTAGATTAATTAAAATATTTTCAGGTTGTATTGCAATAGGTGATAATTCATCAATTTCTAAATTATATTTATATAGTGTCATTAAATATTTTATATACTATATAAATATATATATCAATTTTTATTATAAAAAATAAAAAAAATGATTAAATTATTATTATAAATAATCAATAATCAATAATTCAATAATTAAATATACAATTATAATGACAGATTCTTTAAATGAGAGGCATCGTTTAAGTTTAGAAGATTATAAAAAATATAAAAGAGAATTAAGAGAAAAATATAATAAGTGTAATTTAAATAATTTATTTACATCATTGTATTATGAATATTTTGATGATAATATAGTACAAAAATTAAATAGAAAACACACATTCTATTTTGATATAGCAGCTAAAATAGCTGAAAATTCAAATATGTATCAAAAACATGGCGCTGTAATAGTTTATAAAAAAACAATTATAAGTTCTGGTACAAATAATTATTTGTTAAAAAGTTCTAAAAAATATAGTACACATGCTGAAATATCTGCGATAAATAAAGTTAAAAATAAAAAACAATTATCAGAATGTGAAATGTATATAGTTAGAATAGGTCCCGATAAATTGAATAATATGCTTAAATATTCCAAACCATGTATTAATTGTCAAAATTATATAAATAAATATAATATAAAAAAAATATATTATTCTACAAATTACGAATATGATACAATTGTATCATCAAGTGAGTCAAATAGTGATAATGAATAATAAATTAAATAGTTAATGAAACCTTTGGTATATATCTTGATATATTTTTTTTAAGAATAGTTTCTCTATTTGTTTCATCGAATATTTTATTTAATAATTCTTCGCCGGATAAATTGTTATATTTTAAAATTTGTGTTTTAATATCTCCCATTTTAATTGGCACCTTTACCTTTTTTTCATTAGCCTTAATTCTACCATGTTGTGTATTTAAATCATTATATTTAAAATTAAACATAAATTCTTGAATTTTTGTATTTAAAGCTTTTTGATAGTTTTTCCTTTCTTTAATTGCAGTAGATAATTTTCTGATTTGGTCATCATATTTAAACCAATCATTAACAAAATTTTTAAAAGCTTCTAATTCTTCTTCAGTTGGTTCATTTGCACGTTCTAAACAAGAATTTACAAATGCATTTCCATCTCCATTAGAACCATTACTCATTGTTAATAAATATATATAAAAAATCTTTATATCTATTTAAAAAAAAATTAAGCAAATCCTATATTATTTTCATTACTTTACAAGTTTTTTAGTATATCTTTTTTTTTTAATTGGTTTTTTAGTATCTTTTAATTTTTTAACAGGTTTTTTGGTATCTTTTATTTTTTTAATTGGTTTTTTAGTATCTTTTAATTTTTTTACATGTTTTTTAGATATTACCATATTATTTTCACTATTTGCTAATTTAATATTATTTTCTATATATTTAACAAAATTTTCCTTATCTCTATTATCTGAAAATTCTGATACTTTTTTTCCTTTATTATAAGTTATTATAGATGGTACCATATTAACATGATTATTTGGATTCATCAAATTCATAAATTTTCTATTAATATTAATAATAGTAATATTGCAATTTCTTTTATATTTATCACATATTTCAGCCCATGTACTTTTAATAACAATACAATATGGACAATTATCAGAATAGTAATAACAAATAACTCTTTGTGTTTGAATAAGCTTATTAATTTTTTGTATATTAGATTCTTTAATATTAATAATAGTCATATTCTATAATTAAAAAATATAATAAATAAATAGAATAAAAATGATAGATCAAAAATTAATGGAGATGTCAGATAAATTATCTTGTAAACATATAAATATTTTAAATAAAAGTTATAATGAAAATAATATATCTGTATTAAAACCAACAAGTTCTATATTAACAGATGATATAGATAAAGAAATATATATATTGCGTGGTATAAAAATAAATAATAAATCATGTAATGAAAAAAATGAAAATTACAATAAAGGTATATGGGAAAATCAATTTGAAAAAAATAAAATATATAATAATAATATATTTAATATACATAGTAAAAATAATAATTTAAGATTTTGTCAATAATATATTTTATATATTTTATATAATTTAGTTAAAAATTATTAAATTTACTTTAACTTTCTTATATATTTTTTAGTTTTAGGATTATTATATTGATTTGATTTACATTGTTTGGAAACTTTCCATTTACAAGACTCTATCATTTTATCAATAAATTTTTTAATTTGTATATATTTTCCCTTATATTTTATATATTTTTTTTTAGATTTGCTATTTACTTTTTTATATATCATTCTGTTTTTTCCACATACTATTTTTTTTTTTACATATTCATATGATTTTTTTAAATCATATTGATTATGTATACCACCACCTTTTACTATAAAAACATTATCTGATAACATATGTTTCCCCTATTATATTATGATATTATATTATATTATAATATTATATTATAGATAATAATGAATAATAGAATAATATTATTAGTATTGTTATTAATATTAATAATATTATTAATAGTATTATTATTATTAAATAATAAAGAAAAATTTAATATATATGACCCAGAATATGATAAAAAAGAACAAGAATATGATAAAAAAAATCCAGAATATAATAAAAAAGAACAAGAATATGATAAAAAAGAACAAGAATATTATACCGAATCTCTAAATATAATAAATTTAATAAAAAAGAATCATATAAATGGAGTAGCGATATCTAATAATTCAGAAATGATAATATGTTTTTCAAATATAGACAACTTATTATATATAAGTCATAATTATGGAAAGTCTTGGAATATAAAATTATTACCAAAATTATATGAAAAAAATATATGGAAGGATATATATATAATTGATACAAATAAGGATAATAAAATATTTATTTTAATAGGAAAATTAGGAAAAATTTATATAAGTAATTCCGAATATAATGGAGACAAATGGGAATTAATATCTGAATATATATGTAATGATATAACAAATTCAGAGAATGGTAGAATTATATTTATAGCAACAAATAATGGAATATTAATAAATGAATTGAATGGTATAGGAAATTTTAAACTTATAAAAGAAAATAGTAATATAATGAATATATCAACATCGGAGAATGGAAAAATTATACTTTTTACTGAAAAATCAAATTATATAAATATAATTTATATGATAGATTTTGATAAAAAAGATAAAGAATTAATTGTTAAAAAGTCTGAAAATAATATTGCAGATTTATTATTAACAAATGAAAAAATATATATAATAGAAAATAATATTTTACATATAAATAAAAATGATATATATGGAAATGAGGAAAAAATAATATGGGAAAAAAAAGATTATAATTATTCAAAAATTAATAAAATAATGAAATATAATGATATAATTGGAAATGAATCTATAATAATGTTAATAGATAATAATATCATTTTAACACAAGGTAAGTATACTAAAAATATAAAAAAATTTGAGAACATAATGAAATTATGTATAACAAAGAATGGAAAAATTTCTATAATATTAAGTAACGACAATAAATTATATATTAATAATCAATTTAATGAAACTAAATCATTATTTGAAACATTACCGATATTAATATAATAAAAATCATTAATATAATTAGAATATGAATAATTGTATAGATCCTGTATGTTATTTCTCAAATTATAGAAAAAAATGTATTAAACCAAATCCATATATAGAACAATTATCAGAATGTAGTAGAAATGGTAAAAAAAAAAGAAAAATATGCAATGATATTTATAGAAATAATAAAGATTTAGCAAAAAAGAAAGCATGTGAAAGATATCATTATAGAATGAAAATAAATAAAAAAAATGAAGTTTTAAATACTCCAGAAAAAATTTCCAAATTAAAAAAAATTTGGAAAAAAGTAAAATTGGATACTCCTCGTAAAAAAGCAGCAAAAAAAATAGTAAAATATGCCTTACCTTTTATAACAAGAGCATTTAAAATAGAAAATAGAATAAAGTATGCTAAAAAATTTATTGAATATATTAAAAATTTGCCAGTTAAACAAAAATTAACTATTATAAAAAAAAATAATTATGAGTTTGGCAATGGAAAAATTAAATTAATAGAAAAAATAGGTTCTGAAAGTAAATATGGTGCTATTTATTTAGTTAAATATAATATAGACAGAGAAATATATAAAGTTGCAGCAAAAGTATTTGAACAAGATGATGATAATAAAATTGAAATAAAAATATTATCACATTTAACAAATATAGTATTAAATAATAAAAATCCACATTATGCAATAATGTATAAAAATTTCAAATTTGTTAATAATAAATCTAAAGAATTAAAATTATTACCAAAACCAGTACAAAAAATAGATGATTATTTTATAAATTTAAATGAAATGTTTTCTGGAGATTTAAAAACATTTGTTAAAAATGAAGTAAAATATAATATATATAAAAATACATTAGAACAAATAATAATATCTATATTATCATTTCATAATCATACATCAAATGCACATAATGATGCACATTGGGGTAATTTTTTATATCATAAAATAAAACCAGGTGGTTATATACATTATAATATATATGGAAATGATATATATGTAGAAAATTTAGGTTATTTATGGGTAATATGGGATTATGGTTTTGCGAGTCCAAATTATGGTATATCATATAATAAAGATTTATATCAAATATTGGGAGCCTTTCAAAATATAAAATATAAAGGTTGGATAGATGATTCTATAAAAGTTCCCAAAGAATTAAATATAAATATTGTACCAACAATAAATAATATAATTAGAGATATGAGTGGAAATAATGATAAATTATTTTTAAATAAATTATTAAAAACAAACGTTATATTTGATAGTAAAAAACCTATAAATGGTGAAATAATAAATAAAATACCATATATTTTAAAGTAATAAATAAGGTTTTATATTTATTATTAGAATTGACCATAAAAGTAAAGAAATTATAGGAGTTACTAAAATATTTTTAGTATATTTATATATAAATACAATCATTAAAAAAAAATAGGAGTCATTTGTAATAAAGCTACTATTTTATTTTTTGAAAAATAATGAATTAATGATATTATAATATATTAATTATTATCTCTATAAAATTCTAAAACATGCATTATTCTTTGCATATAATTATCCATATTATTAAAATCGCGCGCATTTATTCCCAACCAATTGTTATCCCAAAAATTTTCAGTAATTATATTTGTTCCAAATAAATCTCTACTAACAATATGTATAAAATCAATTAATTCATCCATAAAAGAATTTGGATGAGGATTAGCCATATAATATATATGATATGGTCTTCCACCATTACAATCTAAGAAAAATGTCAAATGAACATAAGAGCGCGAATTATATATACATGTAATATGCATACACTCATTATTATATAATTCGTCATCATAAATTGCAATAACTAATCTATCATTCCTTCTTGAAGTTACTTCAAAATAAATATTATCATGAGTATTACGATTCAAAATAGCATATATTCTATCATTACCCAAACGTTCGGCAACATTATTAATATAATCATTCAATGTATTTGATTGATTTATAGTAGTTCTTCTATGAGTTAATGTAAGGTTTCTATCCTCTAAACCACCTGTAATATAATCTTTTTTAATTTCTTTATTTTTGAAAAAATCATAAAATGTTGTTAATTTTACACCATTATTATTTACATCAGCAAATATAATAGAATTACTTTCTGTTTCATTATCAATATTATCATGTCTTGGCAAAGAAGATATAGTTTTACCCATTAAACTATATTTTCTGAATGCATGTAATTTTGTCGGATTAACAATAACTCCATTTCTTGAAATTGAATTAGGAGAATTAACTTTTGTACTGGAAATTAATTTAGATACAGATGAATTTATTTTTAAGTCGTCTGTCTTTTTATCAGAATTTAAAGAATTTTTTAGCAAAGATTTTGCATATTGTTTTACAATTTTAGGAGTTTTATGAATTTTAGGAGTTTTAGGAGTTTTAGGAGTTTTAGGAGTTTTAGGAGTTTTAGGAGTTTTAGGAGTTTTAGGAGTTTTAGTAGATCCAGAAGATAAAGGAGATAAAGGTGATTTATCATATTGTTCACCGCCGCCAAATTTTTTATTTTTAGAAGAAGTATTATTTTTCAACATTGCAATTAAATATTTGATCTATTTATATATATCATTTTTTTTATTTATTATATTAAATTATATAAAATTTTATAATAAAAAAAGTTAAAATACTTTTAATTTAATATTACAATATATATAAAATACTATACTTTATTATTTGTAGATTTATTACGACGCTTAGGTAATTTTTGTGTAATTTCAACAGGTAGTATCAAATCTTTTTTATTTTCTACAGGGAGTGGAATATCTTCTTCTAAAATATCAGTAGTTTTTTTATCTTTTTTATTTTCTACAGGGAGTGGAATATCTTCTTCTAAAATATCAGTAGTTTTTTTATCTTTTTTATTTTCTAACGGGGGTACAATATCTTCTTCTAAAATATCAGAAGTTTCTTTATTTTTTTTATATTCGTTCCACTTTTTAGCAACAAGTTTCATAACATCATTTTGTTTTAACTCTGGATTTTCACTTTTTGTTTTAGATAAATTTTCCTTAACATATTTCTGATAATCAGTAAGTTTTTTAGCACCTAATTTTTTATTATCACTATAAGCTTTTTTATGCTCAGTAGTTATGATTTTTTTCAATTCAACAAGAGAATACTCTTTTGTAATATCAATATTATTGATAAAATTATCGATGATTATTTGTGTAATTGTTGTCATTGTATAAATGTTAAATTATAAATAAAAAATCATTTTTTTTTATTTATAATACTATTAATTAATTTATAATTATCATTATTAATTAATGTGAGATCATTAATTTTATTTTTCAAATATTCAACTTCTTCAAGTTGTTTATAAATAACATCATTATATTTTTTAACAATATCAATATATTTAATTGATAAATCATTAAAATTTAAAAAATCATAATTAATATTAGTAATCAATTCATCTTTATTTAAATTATATAATTCTTTAAGATTGCAAGACCTACAAAATGGACATCTATATTCAAGATATAATTTATTTTCATACATTGTTTTATTAGAAGAAATTGAATTATTAGATTTAAGATTTAAACTACATTTAATACATACTGATTTACGACAAATAATACAATATATACTACTACTAACTATATTATCACAACATATATTACAAATATAATCCTCCATATTAATATAAATAAATATTATTAATTAAAATATATAGTAATTATACTAAAAAATACAAGAATGTCTACATTTATTACTTATATTAAAATATATATTTTTACAATCAACAATTCTATTATTATATTTAGTATTATGTTGTTTTAATATTTTTCAATATTTTCAATTTTATTATCATTATCTTTAATATAAATAAAGTCTTCTTTATTTATATTTTCATTAATTATAATATTTTTGGTAAAAATATTTTTTCCAATATTATTAAACAAATAGAATAATTATATTTAAGTTATTCTAAAAAATAATTTATTAATTTTTTTTTATTTTTAAAATGTTAGTATCAATATTATCTAATGAATAATTTATAAACATATTATTAATAGTAAAAGAATCACTTGAAATTAAAAATTTATTGTTATAAATATTTTTAATTTTATCTCTAATAATTACATTATTAGTACCAATATTCCAAAAACATATATTTTTTAATTTATTATTACCAATAGGATAAACAATATTGAAATCCGATAATAATTTATATCTTATTTTTTCATTATTATCTAATTTTGACTGATTTATATTAAAATTTAATAATTTATCTATCATAGTTTTAACATTAGAACTATTTACATTTGTTACATTATTTAATAATGCTACTTGTTTATAATTCCAAAAATCAAAAGCTAATAAATTATCTTTAGATATTGTACAAATAATGTAATCATATAAAATATTTTTATTATCATTTATAATAAATTTATTTGTACTATTATTTGTATTATACTTAATAGTTTTAACATTATTATTATAATAAATTTTATTTTTATTATCTATATAAGCAATCATTTTTTTAATTAATAAATTAATATTATCATTAGTTACATAATAATAATTAGTATTTGATGTTAAATCTTTATTTATTATATAAATAAAATCTATTGCATTAATATTATTTATAATATCACAATTATTGAAATAATATTTTATAATATCTATATCATTTTGTTTTAAACAAGTTTTACATAAATTAAAGAATGTATATGTTAATAATACATTCTTTGGTATTAATTTTGATTTTTCTACTACTATATTAAAAATATCATATAATTTATTATTAAATGTTATATCATTTAATTTTATAGATTCTATTTCAAATTTTTTTAATAAATTAATATATATTGTATGATTGTCATTATATAAACTATAAATATAATTG